AGCTGGCTACGCTGCACGAATTACAAACTGTATACGGCTTAGAAGATGTGTATGATATGATGGAGCTTCTTGAACTACAGGATGCTATTAGAATAGATACACAACCGAAAGGGAATAAATAGGCAATAGCCTTTCATAATTCAAGGAGAGGCTAATGTCAGCTATTGCAGAATTTTATGCTTCCATGCAATTTCGGGTGGACAGTAGTGGACTAACTGCTTTTCGTTTAGAAATGGAAACAGTGAAAAAAGAGATGGGTCAGACTTTGGCTATCTTACACGCGACTTCCAAAGCATTAAAGAATACGTTAAAAGATTTCGGAACACTACAACACAAGTTTGATGCCAAATCCATGCAAAGTTGGCGCAAGTCAATCGCAGCAGCAGCTAGGGCTTATGTGAAAGTAATGAACGCCTCTAACGGTGTCCTTCATCAAGTAGCCCAAGAAGCATCTAAATCACAAATCAAGTTATCTAACTTTGAGAAACGACTCAATTCAAACATTGTAGCCCTCAACAGTTACGCTCAAGCATTGATGCCAGTAGTCCTCCTACTAGAGCGTTTAAGGGGTGCTGCTGGTTCTCCCTTACCGCGAGTAGGCGGAGGCTTTAGAGGCGGTGCTAATGGCGCAGGTGGCGCAGGACAAGGGGGTCATGGCGCAGGTCGTCCCCCAAGTGGCGCAGGTGGAGGCTTACTAGAAACTGCTGGTATTATGGCCTTCCTTAAACCAATGCTACCAATGGGTATGGGTATCGGCGGTATGCTTGGCGGTGGCTATGCCTTCCGTGAGCTTATCACAGCAGGTCGTGAAGTGATGGCAATGGAATTAAAGATGAAAGCTGTTAGTGGCTCATCTCAAGAATTTGCTAGAAACATGAAGTTTGTTCGTGATATGTCACAAGAGATGGGTTTAGACCTCATCACTACAGGTAACGCTTTCGCTAACATTGTTGTTACAGCTAAAGAAAAAATGTCTCCCGAAGCAATGCAAGAGATGTTCAAAGGCTTTAACAAATACTACACTGCTGTTCACATGACGACAGATGACCAACGATTAGCTAACTTAGCTATTCAACAGATGTTCGGTAAAGATAAGATTCAAGCACAGGAAGCTCGGTTACAGATGGGTCAACGGGTAACACCGTTTATCAAACTGTTAACAGAGGTAGCTAAAGAGCGATTAGGTGATAAGTTTACATCTTTTGATGATGTGATGAAAAGAGGGTTGTTAGACCCCTCTAAAGATTTACCCGAAGTTGCTAAGAAATTAACAGATATTGCTAACACAGGTGGTGCTTACGAAGAGGCTTTGAAGAACAGTCAAGTAGCTCAAATTAGGTTTAACAACAGCCTGAAAGAGTTTAGTGTTATTGTTATGAAAGGTGGTTTAGACCATGCACTAGCTGTAATGTTCTCAATGGGTAGTGAAGCTGTGCCAATGGTAGCTAAAGCATTTAAAGAGTTGATGCACGTTGTTAAAAACTTGTTTGATTTCTTTACAGAGGGTTTGATGAACCTTAAAATCATACTTTCCGTTCTTTTGGTTGCGACGGTAACAGCTTTAGGTTTCGTAATTTATGAGTTTGCGGCTGGTACTGCGGTTAGTGTAGCTTTAGCTCAAATGGCCTTCTTTAATTTAAGGGTTGCTATTTTATCCGTAGGGACTGCTATAGCCACTACGCTCGCACCGTTGGCTTTGTTTATAGCTGGTGCAATGGCTATCTCTGATATGGTGGACTTACTACAAGGTGGTAATCCAGAAGATAGTTGGCTTGTAACACTTGTAGCTATTGTTGATTTTGTTCTTTCATCTATCAGCTTGAAAATTGCAGAACTTTCTTTGTCGGTAACAGAGTTAATGGCGATGTTACACCTATTACCTAGCAACATGGATTATGATGAACAAGGTAATGCAACACCAAATCGCGGGGTATTTAAGAAGTATCCTACACTTGAGTTAGGAAAACCAACAGGAAGTAGAGTTATAGAGGCTATGTCTAAAGTTGGGAACTATGTATGGGATAGTGCCTACTACGGTGGACAATCTCAACAACAAACACCTGTTCAGCAAGTGAGTGTACAAGTGAACCTACCACAAATGACACCACAACAAGCAGCCATCCTACAAACAGGTGATATGTCTTTGTTCGGTGAAGCTATGGGTCAAGCAGCATCAAAAGAGTTTAGGTTTTACAACCCAAGCACACATTAAAAGGAAATGACATGATTATTGTAATAAAGGAACAAACAAGCTCGGACATTATTACACTTAGTTGTGTCACATCTTTTGATGAGTCTTACACAGGAAGTGTATCCTCTCACCCTATTGAAAGTGGTAGTACAATCACCGACCACGTTACATCTGATAATGATAAGTTTAAGGTGAGTGGGGTTGTTAGTGATTACGACTTCCTCAACCCAAGTAAAGATTTAGCTTTAGAAGATGTGTCTTTAAGCAAGGAAGGGTTTCCTGATGCAAGCAGAAGTGAATTAACAGCTTCTTTTGCGAACGGGTTGTTAAACACTTATGGTTATTTTATCCCTGACAAGTACCGCGCAGAATACATCAAAAGGCGTTTGATTGATATTCGTAAAAACTCTTTGTTAGTTACAATCCTAGAATATCCTGATAGTGGTGAGATAGTGCAGCATACAGATTGCATACTTACATCTTTGTCGTTCAAAGAGGATGAGAACTCAGGTTATGCCGTCTACCCCGACATGGCTTTTGAAAAGATTAATGTTGTACAAGTGAAAGTAGAGGAAGTTAATACAAGCAAGATTCCCAAGTTACAAGGGGATAAAGTAGCAGATGCAGCTACAGGTGAGGCACAAAAAGGTGCTGGTGCAAACTGCGTAGGCGTTACCTATAAAAACGATAAATACACCTACAACGATAACGGCACACCTAGAGTTGGTACGTTAGTTATATCTAACGGTATTGGTAAGTTTGCATACAGCTTTAACACAGCAGATGGTGGGGTTGTATCAAAGTCTATTGACATCCCTGTAGATAAAATAAAACTAGATAAAGGGCAGAAGCTTTGCGAGTTGTCTGAGAAAAACAATGGGGTTGTTAAAAAAGAGAGTTTGCTTGAGTCGTTCACCAAAATGACATCTTTAAATAAAGAAAAAGAGGCTCTTATAACAGCAAAAAAATTGAGTGTTTTAAGGGAAGCAGGAAAATAATGGAGGTGATATGGAAGTAAATGCTGTACACAAATCTATTGACCTCTACAACGAAGTTAATTTCAAAGTCAGCCTTGTTCTTGAAAAACAATCGTGCAATATGTCTTTTGTTTGGAACGACAAAACGAAAAGGTATTGTGCAACATTAGTAAAATCAAGTGGCGATATTCTATTTGAAGGTGTCACTATAAACCCACACTCTATTTTCCCTGTTAACAGCTCTCTTAAACAGAAAGGACTTAATGGGTATTTTACTTTGCACAGTTACGATATTAACTTGATAGATACAGAAGATACGATTAAAAACTGGAAAGACTATTATTTTCTTTTCTACACAGTAGTTTATTAATAAGAGGTGAGAATGTATCAATTTCAAAGAGATTATGTTCTCACTTTATATGACCGTGATAATGGAAAACTTTTCACAATAACAGAATTACGGTTATCATTTGACATCCAACAAAATGTTGACCACGCAAATAAAAACAACTCAGCAGAAGTGAAGGTTTATAACTTAGCTCAAACAACGCTAGACAGATTTAGCGATAAACAAATGGCCTTATCTGCCACGTTAGCTGTAGGTTATGTTGGTAGCATACAGCAATTACTCAAAGGTGATGTTGTACAGATTATGACAAAGAAAGTTGGTGTTGATACTGAAACAACTTTCAAGATTGCTGACGGATTTAAAATACTTAACGGAACTAAGGTTCACAAGACTTACCCCGAAGGTGTAACAATTGGCTTTGTTATTCAAAACATTGCTGAGAATAATAACCTAGAAGTTGATGTGATTGCTAGTGGCAACACAGATAGAACACTCACTTTCGGCTATCCTGCAACTGGAACACTGAAACAAATCCTTGATGACTTGTGTAAGCCAAACGATTTAGAGTGGTCAATACTAGAAGGCAAATTAACAGTTAAAGACAAACGAAGTGTCTCGCCTAACAAGAATGTTGAAACAGCTATCGTGTTATCACAAGAGAGTGGGTTGCTTGATATACCTTACACTCATACAGAAGATGTGTCACAAGCTATTGAACAACCGCTAAACGACAACGAAGTAGATATTACAGAGGAACTAAAGCCAACCAAAAGTGGCAAGCCTCGTAAACAAACAACACGAAAGATTCAACGCTCAAACATTGAACTGAAAGCATTACTAAACCCCTCTGTTAAACCTAACAGCTTGATACGTCTTGACAGCACTAAAACAAAACTTAGTGGTTACTACCGTGTTAGAACTATTAAGTATAGCGGTGATACAAGAGGTGGTGAGTGGTTTATGCAGATATGGGGCGATAACGTCAAGGATTTAGTATAATGGAAAACAGTTTAGAAACGATATTAAATTCTCAGATTGATTTTAGATTGTCTGATATTTATGTGACGATGGTAGCAGAAGTTACTAATGTTAGTAAGCTTAATGAGTGCCGCATTGACGTACAACCTGTAGTTAATAAGAAGTACATTGACGGCGAGATAATGGCATATCCTGAAATCCTTTCCGTCCCTGTTCAGTTCCCTAGTTCCTCAACCTCAGCCTTAACATTCCCAATCAATCAAGGGGATAATGTTCTCCTTGTGTTTAGTCAGAAAGGGTTAGATGTATTTAAAAGTGGAGCTACGTCAGCACATGACCCTATCGATATGCGTAGCTTTGATAAAAGAGATGCTATTGCTATCCCGTGTGTTTCTCCGTTCTCAAAATCAATTAATAACCCCGATACGCGCACTTTAACGCACAATGTTGATGACATGGTGATGACACATAACATAGGTTTACCAACAGAGTGTGAAGTGAGAATGAACCCTACAGGGAAGGTTCAGATAACGTCACCACTCCAAGTAGAAATAGTCAGCCCAATTGTAAACGTAGTTGGAAGTTTTAATGTCGTTGGTGCTACCACACTAGCTGGTGCTGTTACAATGTCAAGCCCTACCCCAATTGTCTCTAATGCTAATATGAATATTATTGGTAATCTAAGTGTAACAGGTACATCCACATTTACAGGGGCTACATCCGTGATAGGCGCGTTTAACGTGCTAGGCAACTCTATATACACAGGGAACATCGCTGTAACAGGGTTATACTACACTTGGAACTTGGCTACAATTGCAACAATCTAAAAAAGAGAGAATAAATGGACATCAAACTAAACGATGAGACAGGGGATGTCCTTCTCTCAACAACGGCTACGATTACAACGCCAACCTTCACTACTACAACATCTGAAAACTTAGCTCAACGCCTAAAGATTAGATTACAGACATTTAAGGGTGAATGGTTCTTAGATGGTACTATTGGTATCGACTACTTCAATCAAATTGCTGGTAAGAATAGGTCTAAAGCTGCTGTTGATGCAATCATTCAAGCTGAGATATTAAAAGAACAAGAAGTGTTGCAGATTACAGCTTACAGTAGCGTAGTCGATAAGACAACAAGAAAGATTACAATTCAGTTTACAGTGAGAACCGTTGACGGTTTCTATTCCACTCTGACTGCTTCAATTGGTGTATAGGTATAAATAAGGAGAGGGATATGGCAGGATTAAGCACGACAGGGTTTAGTGTTAAACGATTAACGGATATTATTTCCTCTCTTAAAGCAAGTGCTAACACAGAGTTTAGTGGTTTCTTAGGCGCAGGTGATGTACTAGATACAACAGACAATAGTGTACTAGGAAGATGGATTAAGATTATTGCTGAACCACTAGCAGAGCTCTGGGAAACAAGTCAGCAAGTGTATAGCTCGTTTGATATTAACCAAGCTACAGGGGTTTCCTTAGAAGAGCTTTGTGCGTTAGGTGGTGTTATTCGTAACACAGCTACAGCCTCACAAGCATTGTTAGTGAGCAAAGGTACTTATGGCGTAACAATTCCAACTGGTAGCTATGTTCGTAGTGCCAACACAAATAAAGTGTTTGAGTTTCAGGAGGATGTAGTTCTAAATGAAACAGGTGCAACTGCAATCCAAATCACCCCTACGGTTGTGGCAGACAGTACAGCTTATTCTTTTACCTATAAGGTACTTGGCAGCAATCTTAATCCCGTTACTGTTACTTATACTAGCGGTGTTAGTGCTACTACTTCTAGTATTGTCAACGGATTGATGGGTGTTGTTAATGCCTCTCACTCTACATATATTGAAGCTACATTAGTTGGTGCAGACTTACTTGTTCAAGTAACAAACCAAGACTATGCTTGTGACTTTGTAGCAACACAATTTACAATCAATAAAGCTAAGAAACAAACCTTAGCTACTTGTACAGAGACAGGTGTTAATCTACAAGACGTTAACACTGTTGAAACAATTCAATCCCCCCTAGTTGGTTGGGATACTGTTACTAACCCCTTTGCAGCTATAGCAGGTAAAGTGGTTGAGACTGATGCTGAACTACGCTTACGCTTCTTACAAGCTAAGTTCCAAGACGGTAGCAACACATACGAAGCTATTTACGCCTCTGTGCTAAAACTTGATGGTGTTAAGCAGATTGTTATTTACGAGAATGAAACAGACACAGCTTTCGTATCACCACCTGTCCCTGCACACAGCTTCTACCCGATTGTGTTGGGCGGAATATCTACAGAGATTGCACAAGCTATATGGGATAACAAACCCGCAGGTATTTTAAGCTATGGTACAGTTACAACAGGTGTGGCGGATAGTCAAGGCATATTACACGATATATCATTTGACCGCCCAACAGACTTGCCAATTTATATATCATTAACAATCTCTGTTGATAGCTCATTCCCAACAGACGGCGAAGATTTAATCCGTACAGCTTTAGTCAATTATCTAAGTACACTTGGTATTGGTGAAGATGTTTTATACAGTCGGTTGTACACACCAATCAACAGTGCTACAGGCGGTTTCTACGTCAGTGGAATGACAATTGGCACAAGTGCCTCTCCTGTAGGAACAAGCAACATATCTGTTGATTATAACGAGATTGTCAATATATCAGCTTCTAATATCTTAGTATCGTTTGTGTAAGGAGGCTTCATGGGCAGTATAACAGAAGTAGATTACCTTACGCAAGCGAGAAGTAGATATACACAACAGTTTAAGAATAAACCAATTTTTGATGCCCATATCAATATCTTTATCACAGAAATTACTGAAATACAAGATATGCTTCAAGACTTGATTGGCCTTAGAAGCTTAGAGACGGCAGTCGGTAGTCAACTAGACATGATTGGGGCTATTGTAGGTCAGCCAAGAGTGTTAGTTGACTTCTCGTTGTTCCCCTTCTTTGGTTTTGATGGGGCAACAGAAGCACAAACATTTGGTAGTTTATACGATGCAGCTTTAGGTGGAACTTGGAAATCAATCTCTGATAGTGAGGGTGCTTCATTTGAAGTAGATGATGATACTTACCGTTTTATTATTAAAGCTAGAATTGTAGCTAACACTTCAAATACTACTCCTCAAGGTGTTATTGACGCTGTTAATTATATCGTTGGTAGAACAGACAGCAGCATAGTAGAAATGGGTAACGCACATTTAAAGATTACACACTACGCTACGCTAACAACACTACAAGAGTATTTCTTGAGGGGTTTGAGTAGTATTGGCAGCATCATTCCTTTACCTATTTGTGTCAGCTATGAGATTGAATACTTGGGCGGAAGCGGCTTAAGGTTATTAGAGGACAGCAGCACAAGACTATTAGAAGATGGCAGCTACAGACTATTAGAGGGATGA